AGCAGTTATTTGGACTAAAGACTTACCTTTAATTGATACTACTACTGGAACCTTGACAGTTGACGGGGTAGAAGGAACAGACTTCTTAATACTTTCTGATCATAATAGAAGTGAACTATCCTTCTCTCAACAAAGAATTGAAAGTAAAAAAAGAATGATTAATGGTTCTATGCGTTCATATCATATAGCAAATAAAACTACAATGTCATGGTCATGGGAGATGCTGCCATCTAGACCATTTAATAAAGATCCACAATTTAGTCCTTCAACAGGACTGCCTACAGCAACTGGATTAGAAAAGTATATTGTAGATGGAGGTGCTGGTGGGGTAGACTTAATAGACTGGTATACAGAAAATACAGGATCATTTTATACAATACTTTCATATGATAGATACGATAAATTTGCTTCAGCGGGACAGTATTTACATCTATCACAATACTCAGATATATTAGAAGTAAATTTTTCATCCTTTGACTACTCCGTAATTAAACGTGGTGGTACGACACACGACTTTTGGAACATATCAGTATCTCTTGAGGAAGTCTAATGTTTATTGACGAAGACTTACAAGAGTACATTCAAACAAATAATAGTATTAACCTAGAATCATTCATTACCGCCGAATGGAATTTAAATGACTTTGATAAAATATCTAATTATGGAAATTATAGATATAGACCTAATGGATCTAATGCTCAGTTTTTAACTATACCGAATTCATATGACCCTGCAGATGCTGGAGATTATTATTCAGATGCCTTGGAGTCAAGTACAGTATCTTCTTACGCTGTTGATAACGATGAACTTCCTACAATTTTTACACAGGTAGAAAAAGATAGAGAACTTTATTACTCATTAAAAGATTGTTTTAGACCATTTAGACCTAGGTCAGGAATAAATAAACCACTGTGGTTTAATAATAAATATATTGACGGAATAAGATCTGGGATTAGACCTAGATATTACATGGTATCAAGACAAGATAAGTTTAAATATTGGAATTCTTATAGAAAAGAACTTGGGGTAGAGAGAGGTATTTCATCTAGAGTAGAAATACAAGAAGGAATAGGTTACTCAATAGAAGATGCAGCACCTTTTGTTGTTTACAATGAAGAGTTGCCTACTAATAGAATTGTTGTTAAGATGCAAACTAATCTTGCAGATGGAGATCCTGTAACAATTAGAACCCAAGACGGAAGACAGATAACTGATCCATTAACAGATAGAAATTCTTCAAGTATTCCTAAAAGATGGAAAGTTCAATACTTAGATAATAATGATAATTGGAATGATGCTGCCTCATTTAATGAAGACTCAACTAGACTAGATGGATCACCAATAGTTGATTGGGATGGATACTTAGAGTTATATTATGGAATTAAAGTTCCAGAAGAGTATAGAGGCTCATTTAATTTAGTAGAGTATTTAAGTGCAAGTACGCAGTTACCAAATGCTAGCACAATAGGAGAATCGTATGTAATAGGGTCGTCTACTCAGCAAGTAGGATCTCTTTACATTTGGAACTCAGAAGACTGGGAAGTAAGTACCCCTGAGTATGGATTTTCATTGCTAGAAACAGATGACACAAAAAGAATAGGTCTTTTAAAAGATTTAACTGATCCAAGATACTTTACGATAAATGGGATTACTACATTTAGAGATATAGCATTTATAAAAGGTTTGAGGGTAGTAGTAGAAACTATTCATGGTCCTGAAAATACTTTTGACTTAATAGAATTATCACCTAGATTAAAAACAGACATATCTTTATATACCTCTTCATATACTACAAATAAGTCTTTGGCTTTAGAAACAACTACTTTGCCAGTAGGAGGACTGCTTGCTTCAAATGGAAATATTACACTAATGAATCACGACTCAGCCTTTAGTGAAAATAATACATACGACAAAGATGCTAGGACAGGAAGCCTAGTTGCTAAACTTTTACAGCCCAACATTAAGTTTGATTTTTACGAAGCAGTATTAAATGTAAATGGGTTTGACAAATTTGTTCCATTAAAAACATTTTACTCTGAAGACTTTCCTTCAGCAGTTGGTGGACTGTTTGATATAAATGTTTCTCTTAGAGATAATTTTTTTAGACTAGAAACTATGAATGCTCCAACATTATTTTTAAAGAATATAACTCTTACAGCAGCAGTAGCAACTTTACTAGACAATATAGGATTTAGTAATTATGTGTTTAAAAATATAACAGGATCTTCAGACCCAATAGTTCCATATTTTTTTGTTGAACCAGATGCAACAGTTGCAGAAGTTTTACAAAGATTAGCAATAGCAACACAAACAGCAATGTTTTTTGATGAATATAATAATTTTGTTATTATGTCCAAAGAGTATTTATTACCAGAAGCAACACAAAGAGATGCAGACCTAACTTTATATGGTCAAAAGGTAAATTTATATCAACCAAATATAGTGTCTGTAAATAATGCAGAAACAAAAATTGTTAATGACGGTCAAATAAATTATGTAACTAGATACATTCAAAGAAGTCCTGCTTCTTTAAATCAGGCTACTAAAATTGATGAAGATAGAACTTATATATATAAGCCAGTTCTTTTGTGGGAAGTTGCTAACCAAGAAGACACTAAAACCATCAATGAGCAGTCAAAGCAAGTAGGGTTTGCACTTGGTGCTGCTGCTTTAAATACAACATTAAACGCTTCAGCACCATTTGTATCAAATAACACAATTCAAAATAACATTATAGACCTAGGAGAAAATGTTTATTGGCTTCCAAGATTTCAAGGATACCTATATGCAAACGGAGAAATTATTAGATATGATGCAGTAGAATATTCAGTATTTGGCGGGGCAGAAGGAAACACTAAAACTTTTATATCTAGCAATAGAGAATATCAAAAATACTTTGCCAATCTTCCATTTAATGGAAAGATGTTCCCAACAGGAAATATAAGAATATATACAGAACCATATTATGAGGAAATTAATCAGACTGTTTTATTTAAAAACGGACAAGTTAAAGAACATGGTAGGGCTCAATTTGGAACCACAATAGCAGAACATAGTTCTGGTCTTAAATCATATTGGTCTGATAACTCAAATGTTAGAGGGTGTAATATGAAAGGTGAGTTTATTTTTTCTACAACTCCAACAGCAAATATATCTTATCCCACACTTCAATCAATAGGATCTGCAGTTGGTGTAGATAATACTACAGCACAACAATCTTCAAGAAATGGAGTTATTGCTAACTTTATGAGGGCAACTGTTCCAGATGATGATTTTGTAAAGTCTTTAAAAACTACTTCTGCTGGAACAATTCAATCTTCTGCTTTTGTATTTACTGGACCAAATCCTATGCCAAGTGGTATAACAAATAAAAATTTTATAAGTTATGTGTATAAAGAACTTTCAAATGACTTTAAGCATTATGGAACTAGGATAAGAATTATTGGAAAGATAGAAGCAAATAGTAAAATTCAAACTCCTACAAATGCTTCTGACTATTTTGTTACACAATCTCAAGGTCAAAATCAAGATGTTGTTATAAGTGGTGGCTCTGGAGGGCTAGGTGTAATGGTTAATCCAGAAAAAAATTATGGGTACTTTTTTGAAATATGTTCTTTAACTGCAGATAATCTAGATTTGTACACTTTGGGTAATGAGGCAACTGGTGAAATTACAAGTGTTCTTCATAATCTTATTTTTTATAAAATAGTTCCTGGAACTATGGGTTCAGAAACTGTAGCGATACCTTTTAAACTTTGGGGAGGAACAACCCAGATACTTGTAGATGAAGGAAAGTTTGCGGGTATGGATAGAATATTAAATGAAAAGAACCCTACTGTATATGACTTAGCAGTAGAATATGAAACAATTGGAGATACAAGAAGATTTTATTTATACATTAATAATGTTTTAATAGCAACAGTTGATGATACAAGCCCACTTCCAATATATAATAATATGGCTTTGTTTACCCGTGGATCATCTAAATGTATGTTTGAAAACATATATGCACTCAAGAATTTACAAAGTAAAGAAACAGGTTCTCCAGTAACTAAAGATATCAATAGCACATTTACAAATAAAGAGTTGAGTTCCTCAGAGGCTTTAAGGAAGTATTCAATTTCTGGACTTATTCAACAAACACACTTATCTGGTATCAGTGCTGAAAACTCACCTAAGTATGATATGTATTTTGAAGAATTTGGAACTATTATGAGAGAGTGTGCTTATTTTAATATTAAATATGATCAAGCATATCCAGCCTTCCTAGCATACCTTGCTCCCACATTTAATAAAGAAAAAACATATACTACATCAGGATTTTTTGCGGGTAGTTATGGAGCAGAGTTCTTAATATTTAATGCTACCGATAAAGCAATATCACTAGATGAAACATCTGGAAACTATTTAAGAATTATAGGTGTTACATTTACTCAAAACACTTCTCAAATACTTAGTGTTGATGATTACTTTAGACAAAAATCTAATTTTTCAGATCCAATCATAGTTAATAATACTATTACTTCTCCAATAAGGGCAGATAAGATTTTTCAAAATATTAAAAATAGTAGATCTAAATATGGTAATAGATCATTTTCTTTAGACTCTTATTATATTCAAAATGAAGATTCTGCTAATTCAATAATGGACTGGTTAATAAATAAAACTCTTAGACCAAGAAAATCAATTACTTTAGAAGTCTTTGGAGTTCCACACATTCAATTGGGAGATATTGTAAACATAGACTTAGATCTTCCAGATGGATACAAATTTGTAGATACTGATACTAAGTTTGTAGTTACATCAATGTCTTACTCTAGAGTTCCAGAAGGTCCAAGCATATCTATGGGAGTTGTTGAAATCTAATGGCAAAGGTAGACACAAAAACTGGTAAGGTAACAGTTCAAAAAGGCGACACTATTAGTTCTATTGCTAAAGCAGTAACTACCGCAACTGGTAAAAAATTTACTACAGCACAAATAACTGCAGCAATTAAAAAAAATCCAGTGCTTGGCCCAAGATTAGGAACTGGTAAAACTGTTTTATTTAGCGGATCCTCCTTTACTTTTGATCCAAAACCAAATGCTTCAGGAGTAACTTCTGCAGCAACAGTTCCTACTAATAATATTTCATCAACTAGTTTTGTTGCTCCAATGGTTTCTTCACCAGAGCCACCAACTCCAGCACCAGTAAAAATGCCTTCAAGAGATGTTGTAAGTTTAGTAGATCCAGGAATAGACTCAGCAACTATACAAAATCTTTTATTTGAAAATATAGGTGCAACAGAGTTAATTAAATTTACTCGACATGACACGGTAGATGGAATAAATCCATATTATGATATTATATCTAACCTATCAGATATTAAAAGAAGATATGACCCTTCTAGTTTAATATCTTTACAAAAACCAGAATCATCCTTTTTTGATATTTTTACTATTAAGTTAGATCAAAAAATACCAGATCAAGAATACTTAGATGAGAATAACTTATTAGATTATGTATATATAGATGAAAGTGGTAACTTAGTTATTGAATTAACTAATTTAGCGTCAGACGAAATTATCGAGGTAGAAATAGACTCAAATGGTACAATATATGATATAGGGGAAGTAATCTAAATGATAACAAATAACGGAAAAGAAATAGTTGCTAAGTACCTTTTGGGTCAAGCCCCTTCTTTTGCCTCTCATATAGCCGCTGGATGTGGTTCTAGGCCCCTCTCAACAGAAGACTCTGTAGTTATTAGTCCTACTAAAAAATCTTTAGATTTTGAAGTGTTTAGGGTTCCAATATCTTCTAAAGGGTTTATAAAAGAAGATGGGGTAGAAAAAATTGTATTTAAAGCAGAAATGCCTACCAATCAAAGATTTCAATTAAGTGAAGTTGGATTGTTTCCAGCACAGTCTAATGCACTTGCAGGAAAATATGATAGCAAATTATTAGTAACCTTTACACCATCTGAAACATGGTCATATGTTAAAAATGGTTCTGCCTCAGCAGTTCCATACCTAAACGAAGCATTAGATCAAGACAATGTTTTATCAAATATATCAGTAAGTCAAAGTGTTGCTTTTATTAACTCAGATGCAACTATATTTAATAACAGTGATAGAAAAAATAGACAAGAGCCACCAAGGTTTTTAAATAGATCTTTGATGGTAAGTGGTAGTACTTCTATGATTTCTGAAGATTTTACTATAGATGAAAATTCTTACTCTATTGAAAACTCTAGTTTAAGTTTTGATTTAAGTCAAAATTTACCAACAGATCAAATAAAATTTGCTTTAAGTTTAGTAAGTAAAACAGCCACAACAAATTCTAACCCAGACAATGTTAGGAT